TAGGGGGTACGGTATAGACGTAGGTGCTCTCACAGAGAGTCCTAGAGGACCAACCAATCTGGAAGGAGAGGAGACTATGCCAGATTATGACATGCGTGCAAGACCCACAGAAGACGCAGAAAAACCATACCCACGTAAAAAGCGCCATCAAGAAAAGGAAGATGGCTTGCAGTATAGCGATTCTAATGCCATATAATAAGCAACAACGGAATAATCTGTTGCCGCTTAATATAAGTAGAATGACAAGACCACAGTCGATTTAGTGTGCTATCCCCTCTACGGACGAACAGGAACTCTGGAATCACCCTCATCAAGGGTGGAGACCTCATCGTTGCTGGCTATGCTAGCGTAGAAGTAGTGGACAAGCAAGGTGACAAGATAACAAAAGATGCACTCAAAGACGCATTCAGAAAATACATGGAGGACCCGAAGTATAGAAACGTACAACTAGCGCATTCTAACATACAAGTCGGTGAAGTGATTCCAAATTATACAGATAACGAAGGGAGGTTGTGGAAAAGCGAAGTTGACGATGTCGGGATGTTTGTAGTAGTAGAACTCCGAGACGACATCGAGAAAGCAAAAGAAGTCGCTGCCGAAATCCGAAAAGGAGCACTACGGGGTTTCAGTATCGGAGGACAGGCATTCAAGCGAGTCAGAAAATCAGACCCAGTGCACGGCGACTACCAAGAAATCAGCAAACTAGAACTTCATGAAGTAACAATCTGTGAAAAAGGAATAAACCCAGAAGCAACATTCAGGATATTAAAACAAGAAAAGGTGAATAAAATGACAGAAGCAGAAAACGATGTAATGACGCAAATGACTGACGTTCTTGGTCGTCTAGAAGGGAGGCTCGACTCTATGGAGAAGGGACTACCTTGGCTAGAAGGCAAGGGCGGCGGTGACAAAGATGACGCGGCAGACGCCAAAGACGAGAAAGAGGATGCCCCAGAGGAGAAGAAAGAAGCGCCACCAATGAAGTTGGCCTCAGATGATGACTTCTCTGATGTGATTTCCTCAGAGTATCTCGACTGGATGGAGGGTACGCTCAAGAGCGCAGGTGTGGACATGGCTTCCGCACGCGCACACTTCGACAACCTCTCCAAGGCAAACGCCGGTTCAACCCCAGAGGAACTGGGCGCGAACGACCAACAGAGGACTGGACAGGCAAAGGGTCGAGCAACAGAGGGTGGAAAACCATCCACCAACGCCCTATCAGCATCCGGTCTATCTAGAGGCAAGGTCCAGAAAGGAAACTTCCTAACTCCTGACAGAGTCTCAGAGGCAGATGTCGAGGCCGCATACGAGGTCTACAAGGCAGCAGCACTAGAGAACGAGTTCAAGGGTTCCCTAGAAGAGCAGTTCTCTAGCAGATTCCAGAATGAGAGAGTCGCAGAGGTCACCAAGGCAGAAGCAGCAGCATTCGATGCTCGCGGCCCTCTTGCACAGATTCAGAAGTCCCTTGAGGCTCTGACTGCTCGTATCGAGAACGGTCCCGCCGAAGTTGGCGAGGACATACAGAAGAGCGCAAGTTCACTCCCTGCAGTAGAGGTCCCCACAACGGAGGCCCTTGCAGACATGTCTTGGGACGAGGTGCACAGCCTTGCCAACAGGGCTTTCGGGAGCGAGAACTAGAGGTGATGAAAAATGGCAAGAAACTACATTAGAACAGTAACAGACATGGAGCGCTACTACTATGGCGCTGGGAACGCAATGGGATACACCTACACGGGTAGCGAACTACTCAAGGCAGACAGCCCAATGCTTTCTTCAACCGCTGGAACATACCAAGCAATCTACGGACGAAAGGTATGGAGCCAGATGAACCAAGAGTTCAACGCTTTCAGCATCCTGCCCAAGAAGCCTTGGGACAGGTCTGGATGGCGCGTCATCACTGACAAGCCTAACTCAGGCACAGTCCACGGTGGTGTTGCAGAGAACGCAACCCTGCCTGACACGGTCAAGCCTGCCTTCCAGAACATCGCAGCCAAGCCCAAGACTATCGCGCACACCTTCGATATGTCCGAGACGGCTATCTTCCTAGCAGACAAGGATGACGGATTGGGAGATATCCGACAGGTCCTCAAGGAAGAGATGGGTAAGCACCACGCTGAGATGGTCAACAAGATGCTTCTGACGGACATATCCACAAAGGCTGCCAACAACTTCGAGTCTCTTGACAGGATTACCTGTGCAGACACGACAGCAATGACCGCTGGTACGCACTACGATGCTGGAGACGAGGACATCTACTCCATCAACAGGACTGACAACTCTACTTGGGCCTACGCTGAGGGTAACGCTCACACCAGCGCAACTGACAGGACTCTGAGCCTTGACCACCTAGACGACCTATTCCAGAAGGTATGGGTCCGTGGTGGAAACCCCAAGGTCATCCTGACCAAGTACGACACTCTGATGAGACTACAGCAACTGCTACAGTCCCAGCAGAGGTTCATGGAGGAGAAGAGGGTCACCCCCACCTACAACGGTGTGAAGGGTGTTCCCGGTATGGAAGCCGGATTCATCGTGGCAACCTACAACGGTGTACCCATCATCCCCACCAAGGACATGCCAGCAGACGGCATTGGCCGAATGTATTACCTAGACACAGACTACCTACACTTCAGCACTGCGATACCGACCCAATACTTCGAGTCGGGAATCGAGACTGGTGACCCGTTCGCCATCAACAGGCTAGGACAGGAAGGACTCTACAGAACAATGGGAGAGGTGTGGACCACCTTCTTCGGAGGACAAGGGAGCATCCGTGACCTCAAGTGAGGCTGGAGATAATAGGAGCAAAAAATAGGTGATGAAAAATGGTAGCAACAACAACAACAACTGAAAACAACTTAAGCATAAAAGTAGCAGACAGCGACTTCACATTAGTGGATATACTGGTTGACTTAGACATGAGGACTGGTACACCAATAGATGAGACTGGCTGGCTCGATGGAAACAGCGGAGGCTCGTACCCCGGTTCACTAACGGGTTTCAATGCAAAGAATGCAGATGGAAACGCAAATGGAAGCCTGAGAATGGTAACATTCACGGTGAATGTCGTACAAGCAGCAACAGTAGAACCTCTACTGTTCTCTGCTGGAGCATCAAAGATTCTAGGAATAGTAGGATATGCCTCAGCAACCGCTGCTAAGGACATAACTGTAACAATGACCAACACTGGACTTGTAGGAGCAGATGATACTGTAGCACCACTAGCAACAACTGGTACTCTACCTTGTCTAATCATAGACTCTGAAATCGCAAACCAAGTTGTGCAGATTACGGTATTATTGCTGAACTGAGGTGGTTAATCTGCCTCAGATAAGGTTCCTTGGACCGCACCACAACATAATGAGCAACGATAAGAGCAAGATGTTCTATCGAGGCACATCTACTGAGGTGTCCCAAGAGTGGTTAGACCAACGAAGCCGCCAGTTCATCGGCAATGCTAACTTCGAGGTCTCTGGGTACGAAGCCCCCACCTTGGACGCTGACGGTGATGGCCTTCCCGATGATGACTGGCGCAGGGCTGACATCATGGCATGGCTCTCCGAAAGGGGTGTAACCGTAGGAAGAACATACAAGACGAAAACCGCATTACTCGCAATGGTGGAGGAACATCTAAATCCCTCACCACCCCCGGTCGAAGTAGCGACCGAGGCTATTGTCGAGGAAACAACAGAAGAGGAGTGAATAGAACATGGCATTATTAGCACCAGTAGCAATTGACCCAAGACCGACAGTATTTGGCAACAAAGCCGTAATAACAGGAACAGTGACTTCCACTGGAACAACCAGTGGTCACATTGACCTTAGCGATATGCTCGCAAGCGTAGACACCTTCGTGATAAACGGTTCAGGTGCTACCGCACGTGATGCACCCGGCTCAGGTATAGATGGTACTCTAGTCTATCTAGAGAGCACAGTTAGCGGAGCGGTCTACAAGTTTACGGCGATAGGTAACCGCTCTTGATGGCGGTGACCTAGATGGCGACACTAGAACCTAAGTTCAAATTGGTAGGACCGTACTCTCCAAGAGAGTTCACGGATGCAAGTACCCTTTTGGCTAAGATTGA